TTGGACCAATTAAAGTGAGGGCATAACTTTGGCAATCGTCGTAACTAGGACTGAAGCAGCGTTGAGCGCAACGACCAGCTTTCAGAGCATGAACAATCAGTTCGCATCATCGGGGCTTTCCCTGGTTGTGCCTTCTGGAGTATCACAAATAAGTTCCATATCAATGGGAGTTAGTAGTGTAGGAACGGGTGCAGATTTCTGTAGTGGATTCAAGTTAACAGGAACGGCCCTCCAAGAGGGGGATGCCACATTTATGGGTCCTGCAATCGCACAAGCTGCAAGTGGTGGAACTGGAGTAGCAAACTGCGTAGTTCAGGAAAAGACTGCACTGGGGGTCACGAGCGGAAATACTTTGGACATCCAAGTTGCTGTGACGACCGCCGCGACTATCGATTCTAGCTGCACGATCACATTCGAGTAATTGAACAATGCCTGAAGGCGTTGATTATGCAAGCAGCAATGTAATAGCGGGAACAGGTTTAGAATTAAATTATGTTCAAGATAGAGTTTATGCTTTTTCAGGTGAAAGTCAAATTAACACATCTGATGTAACAGCATTAGATTTTACTACAGGCGGGAAAACTATTGTAGGTACCTTTACTTTTTGCGGTAGTATCAAAATGGCTGATGTAGGCAACGGAACGGTCAATGCTTTTCAGGTTTCTCTTAATGGACAAGTTGTTAGTATTCTCAAGGTCGCAACTAATACAGACGACCAACCTTCTATGCAAACGTATGATACAGTGATCCCACCTTATACAAATGTCAATGTTGTTGTAAAAGATTCTGGGAGTACTTCCGCAGGTTTTTTTACTACCACTATGTTTATTGGAAAAACTTTACAATGACACTTTCGACGGGGCCGACCCTTAACTTCTTTGGTGAACATATGTTTGCCTGGAGCGGTCAAGAATCATTAACCGCAGGCGGTACTACCTTATTGGATTTTATCTCCCCAAATAGGTTTTATAGTGTCGTCACCAACGTCTCGTTCGATTACAGCGGATGTTCTGCGGGTGATGTTTTGTCCTGGTCTCTACAGGGCAATGAAGAGGCCCTCCATGTTAGCAAGTTCATTATTAATGTCGGTGGGATCGGGCCCCAATTTCCAAATCTATACTATACTATACCTCCCAATACAGGAATGAAGTTTGTAGCAACAGGCCCTACAGGAAGTATGACAGTAGTTCTAGAAGGTAAAGAGGTGCAGTGATGCCCATGAAGTATTGTCCTGAGTGTGGAACGAGGATAGGTGTTGAAACCTACGATATAATGAAGCCTGGTGCGCCTCGTAAAACTAAGCGTAAACTAAGCGCCTGGAACAAATACGTTAAGGCTAACAGTAAGAAACCACGCTTTCGGTTAAGATCGGGTGCACCTAATCTAAAGAAACTAGGCGTAGCGTTCCGTAAGACCCCCGCAGGGAAGAAAAAGAGGCGATAATGGCCTGGATGCTTAATCCAGTTAGTGGTGAACCTATGAAGGTAACACCCTCTCAGCTAAAAGAATTACATTCAGTAACATCATCCAGAGAGATCATAGGGGACGTAACTAAAATAGCGTCATCTACAGGCGGATCGTTACTCATCTTCCTGGCGTTACTTCCATTTGTCTTAAGACACTTGATGACGTCGTTACCCTTTCTACAGGCGACGATAGCTGCTGCTTCTGCGGCGGCAAAAGACCCTGAAAAAACGAGCCATGATTTGGGCGAGACCTTAATGGATACGCTCCTGGCACTTCCAAAAGGTGCTTATGGTGCAATAGCGGCACAGGGTTTCGATATTGGCGCTATTCTAACGGGAGGTACACAACCACACACACCCCCAGAGGCCACACCAACGGGTACAGTGTGTGAACGCTTTGAATTTGACCTAATAGATATTAAGAGATTGTTAGATAAGAGCGAAGGCTTGGCTAAAGTACAAGGAACTTTTGCTTGGGTAGCGAAACTATACGACATGAAAAGTTCAGGATGCTCTCGCCCTGGATTTGTTTCTGAAGAGAAATGGAGCAAGGTGCCTGGATGAGTGGCATTGGCGAATTGTTTGTATTGATAGAACTTCTTACAGAGATTGAAGGGGCTCCGACAGTAGGGCCTGTTGCTTGGGTCGAGGGTCAGACTCTTCCAGTTAGTGAGGAAATTACTCCCGTTAGCGATGAGCTGAAGTATTATACAGAAGAGAAAACAGCAGAAAGAGCTGAAGCCGGACTTGGCCTGTAAATGGTTATTTCAGCCTTAGAACTATTGGGATACCTTATCGCCTGGTCAATATTTTATTTTCTATTTGCTTCATATGTGGCCCGATTGTCAAAAGATGAATGGGTTGCCTGGGCTAAATCATCCGAGAGTGATGAAGATCTCTTATTAATTCTGGAACCCGTTGTAGATGAGATTGAAGGCCGAACACACGAGATGCTGGAAAACTTTCAATCTTCTTTTTTTGGTTCCCTGGGTGCGGCCAGTAAAAAAATAGACGAGTCTACAGGCCAAAGTACAATAAAAGCAATAACCAAGGACAACCCTATCATGGGCCTAGTCGCAGAGATGTTAATGAAAAGAAGCGGTCTGGAAGGGCTCATAAAGACCCAAAATAGCCCCGAAGTAGGGGTAAAACAGCCCCCAGAAAGGCTTAAACTAGGCCTAAAGTAGTACAAGTAGTATAATACTATAATTATATTTATAGGTATAGGGTTATTTTTATTTTATTTTATTAATGGATATTTATTATTAATAACATTATAGTATTTTATTATATAGAGGGGTTCCAGTGGAAACTATGGGGAGAAAGAACTTAGATGAAGTTAGATGTTTGCATTGTGGACATGTTGGTTTGACCAGTACCAATCATTGCAAAGCGTGTTATGGAGATCATAAGGTAACAATTGATGGGTAGAAAAAACGAATTTAAAGCGGGTAAGGCGTTTACCCTGGGATTAGAAGAGTTAGCCTTTCTTAAAATGGAATCGGAAAGACAGGACATCAACGTATCATTGTTTGTCAATCAATTAATTAGAAGGGTAATGCTTGAGACCAGAGGAGAGGCAGAAAAAGAGCGAAAGCCTGCGGGTCATTGCCACGAATGTTCGGAGTTTCGCGGATATGATCTGGTTAAAGATGAGTGGTTATGCGACGTCTGTCACACAGAAAAGACAGAATACATTAATGAAATAGTCAGCAGACAAAGAGCCCTCTAATTTAAGTAGCTACTCATATACGGTGAAGCATGGTCCGAAGAAGAGGCAGAGCAAGAAGGAAACCTTCTCGCCAATTTGGAATAAACGTAATAGAAACTGGGGCGGCTTTAGCTCTTTTAACACAAACAAATGCAGGTCAAGCAATGAAAGCTTTCCTGGCTGGTGACATTAACAAAGGTATAACGACTATACAGTCGGCCGCGCAGTCCAATAAAACTGCAATTACGAAAACCCTCGTTTCAGCATTCATTGCTAAAGCGGCGGTTAAATCATTTTCACGGGGATCACCTATATTGGCTTCCCTTGGACCAATTAAAGTGAGGGCATAACTTTGGCAATCGTCGTAACTAGGACTGAAGCAGCGTTGAGCGCAACGACCAGCTTTCAGAGCATGAACAATCAGTTCGCATCATCGGGGCTTTCCCTGGTTGTGCCTTCTGGAGTATC